AGTGTCAGCGGCTTAATAAGTGTTTGGTTTGGTGCTCAGGCATACACCCAGAATAACGGGAGATGATATGACAGTTGATGTTAAAGATGTATATGAAGAAATATGTGCCGATGAAGGCAAGGTGCTTCATGCTTATTTGTGTAGTGAACACCATAAAACAGTCGGAATAGGTCATAAGGTTCTTGGCACGGATGTAGAAAATGACCTGCATATTTACGGGATTGGTGCTGATGTTGCTGATGACCAGCGCATCTCAGAAGATAGGTGCTACGAACTCTTTCAAGGGGATGTCCAGATTGCGATTGATGGATGTGAGAAGATTTATAGCAACTGGGAAGAACTCCCGCAAGAAGCCCAGCACATTTTAGTTAATATGTGCTTTCAGCTTGGACAGGGCGGCTTAGGAAAATTCAAGAACTTTAAAGTCGCTATCGAAGACTATCAGTGGCAAAGGGCCTCAATGGAAATGCTCGATTCAAGATGGGCAAAACAAACGCCTGAAAGGGCTGAACGACTAGAATCAAGAATGTTAGCTTTAGCTGATGCATAGGAGAAGAACTGATGATAAGAGCGCCTGACGCTTACTATAACGGCCCATACAATCAACAAGGTAGAGGGTTTTCTCCCGGATATCTGGCTCCACAGTTTTATCCACAAAATCAAAGGCTTCCTAACTTTCCTCCAAGGCAGCAACAAATGCCTCGCGGCTACAGGAACCCATACGCTCCTTCTCCTTTTTACCAGCAAAGGTTTGACCGATATGCGCCGATGATGCCCCAAGGTGGTGGCGGACGTTACGGCAACCAGAACATGCGGCAAATTCAGGGGGGCGGCATGGGGCAGGTAATCCCAACCAACATACCCTTTAGAGATCAGGGCTACGGCGCTCCTATGAGGAGCCAGAACTTGATTCAGTCCTTGTCTGGGCCAAATAGCCTGATGAACCCCAACAGGCCTGACACAACGCTGGATATGCTTGACAGGTTCAGAGGTGGTGGTGACGGTGGCTTCTACCCCGCCCCTTACGGCGGGGGAGGCGGCGGAGGTTATCCCTCTCCCGGTGGTGGAGGTGGTGGTGGCAAAGGCGGTAGAGGCGAAGGCGCAGACAAGTATCGAGACCCGTACTCTCGCGGAGCATCCCCTGACGGAGGTTATCCCTCTCCCGGTGATCGAGACCCTTACTCTCGCGGTGGTGGAGGTTATCCCACTCCCGGTGGTGGAGGCATCTTCAACCTGCCTAATGACCTTGGTGGTGTAGGTCGTAACTTCGACCCGTCCTCTGATGACAAGCGCGCAGGAGAAAATTGGTTTGATTACCATGAGCGAGTGGGTACAACTCAAGAGCAAGGAGATGCTGCAAGAGAGGCGGCGCAGCAAGACCCTAGCGAGGCGGCGCAGCAAGAGCCTAGCATTGGCCCTCCACCAGCGCCAAATGCGCTTTCAGGCACACGTTATGATGGTAAAGAGTACACGCCAGAAGCTTTAAGTATTTTTGCACAACAAGGCGTAGATAAAGACGAAAACAAGACCATCTCTAAAGACGAGTGGTTAAGTTGGATGATTGAAAAGGGGCCAACTAAAGGTTTTGAACAACAATATAAAGAAAGAATTGCAGGAGCATTGGGTGCTGGTAGTATCACAGACGCTACTCGCGCTAAGGGTAAGGCACTACTAGGTAATGTACCTCCGGGTAATGTACCTCTTGCAGGGGGGCCAACACCAGATGCGGATGGCTTCTATACTTATAACCATCCAACTTACGGCCCTCAACGGGGCCTTACGATAGATGGTTATAAACAGATGGACATTGAGGTTGCGGGGGATCGAGCCGCTGCTGGTGAGCAACTTCCTTCTACATTCACTTCTTCGGAACTTGGACAGTTCGATCCTTCGGGGCTTCAGCAACAGATCGACGCATTGCAGAACAGGCAGACGCAAACATTTGATGCATCAGGACTAGAACAAAGATTGGCTTCGCTAGAAGGCCTTGGCTCGATGGGGGGCGCTGCCAATCCTTTTGATCCGAGCGGGTTGCAACAAAGATTGTCTGCTTTGGAAGGCAGAGGAACATTTGACTCATCAGGATTGCAGGGCAGGTTGGCAGAGTTAGAAGGAAGAAGCGCTCCTCAAGGTTTTGACCCATCAGGATTGCAAGAAAGATTAAGACAATTAGAAGGGGCTGGAGGCCCAGACCTTAGCAACTATCTAACGCGGCAGGGGATGGAATCAGCGATTGAGAATGATCCTCGCTTGCGTGGAGCCCAAGGATTACGAGGATTAGAAGGACAACAAGGACTCCAAGGAGAACAAGGGCTGCAAGGTATTCAGGGACTCCAAGGAGAACAAGGGTTCCAAGGAGACCTTGGGCTCCAAGGAGACCTTGGGCTCCAAGGAGAGCAGGGGTTCCAAGGAGACCTTGGGCTCCAAGGAGAACAGGGACTCCAAGGTCTTCGGGGGCTCCTAGGACTCCAAGGTCTTCAGGGTCTTCAGGGGCTTCTAGGAGAACAAGGACTCCAAGGTCTTCAAGGTCTTCAAGGTCTTCAAGGTCTTCAGGGGCTTACCGGAATAGCTCCGTCGCCTAGACTAGCTTCGCCGCCGCCCTCCTATGTGCCTTCACAGTATAGTGGCCGTTACGGCTTTGCTCGCGGCGGTCATGTTGGAGCAGCACAGCCAAACCTTAATCGGCTGCTAGATCAACTGAATTCGCGCCGAGCCTAACTATGCCATTGCAAAAAATACAGTTTTCTCCCGGTGTAAATAAAGAGGGCACCGAGTACACCGCCGATTCCGGCTGGTTTGATTCTGACAAGGTCAGATTCAGAAAAGGCAGACCGGAAAAGATAGGCGGGTGGACAAAATATACTGAAAACTCTTTCCTTGGGGTGTGCAGGTCTGTATTTGCTTGGGCTTCTCTTGCGGTTGTTAAGTATGTTGGGATGGGAACAACCCTGAAATTTTATGTGGTAGAAGGCGTTAATCCTAACGATATAACCCCCTTGAGAGTTACAACCTCGGCTGGGGATGTAACATTTTCCGCGTCAAACGGATCTTCCACGGTGACTGTTACTGACACTAGCAATGGTGCTGCTAAAAATGATTTTGTCACCTTTTCCGATGCGGCAAGTCTGGGCGGCACTATCACGGCTGCCGTCCTGAATCAGGAATACCAGATCGCGGCGCTTTCTAATGCGAATGTTTATACCATTGTCGCTAAAGACACTAGCGGGGACACTGTTACTGCGAATTCTAGTGACAGCGGCAATGGCGGATCTGCTGTGGTGGGGGCTTACCAGATTACTACCGGCCTTAATACTTACGTGTCAGCAGTAGGGTGGGGCGCAGCCCCGTGGGGAGATGGGACTTGGGGAAGCGGCGCAGCCCTTGCGATTTCTGAGCAGTTAAGACTGTATAGCCAAGATAACTTTGGGGAAGATTTAATTTTTAATGTCCGTAATGGCGGCATTTATTACTGGGATCAGTCTTCTGGGGTAGGCACAAGAGGGGTGGACATATCCTCTCTTGGAGGAGCATCAAATTGCCCAACGGCTGCTGCACAGGTTATGGTCTCAGATAATGATCAGCATGTTATTGCCTTTGGCTCTAATACATTAGGCTCTGCCGTTCAAGACCCACTGCTAGTGAGGTGGTCTGATCAGGAAAACGCGGCAGACTGGACTCCAACGGCAACTAATACCTCTGGCGGGGTCAGAGTCAATTCGGGGTCAGTTATCGTTGGCGCGGTTCAGACCAGACAGGAAATACTGATATGGACGGATACTAGCCTGCACTCCATGCGGTTTGTAGGTGCCCCGTTTGTTTTTCAGTTCACCCTTGTGAGCGCAGATGTTTCGATGATTTCCCCAAATTCGGCAGTTAATGCCAGAGGGAATGTCTTCTTCATGGACAAGACAGGGTTCTACGTCTACAACGGGGCGGTACAAAAACTCCCCTGCTCTGTACAGGATTATGTGTTTTCCGGCATGAATATGACGCAAACGTTTAAGGTGTTTGCGGCTGAAAATAATGCTTTTTCAGAAATCATCTGGTTTTACCCTGCTGGGGAAGGCATCCCAGATATAACGAATTATGTCATTTACAACTATGAAGAAAACCTGTGGTCTGTGGGAACCCTTGCGAGAGGAGCTTGGCTTGATTCGGGCGTTCTGGATAAGCCGTTAGCCTCCAGCGTGACGACTGACACAGACGCTAACTATCTTTACAGCCATGAAGTCGGGTATGACGATGACGGTTCTGCGCTGACGGCATACATAGAGTCTGGAGACTTAGAGATTGGTGACGGTGAAAGGTTCACAATGATCAACAGGGTTGTGCCTGATTTTAATTTCAGTGGGGAAACTGGTGACGCTTCTATTGCCATGACCATAAAAGGCAGTAACTACCCGCTGGAAACAGCCTCTACATTAGCCACAGCGACCATTACCAGTAGTACAACCCAATCTAATGTCAGAGCCAGAGCGAGGCATACTATCCTGCGGGTTGAAAGCAGCGGTGTTGGGTTTGGCTGGAGATTAGGCGGCTTCAGGTTTGGGATGCGGCAGGACGGGAGAAGATAATGGCGGAAAGACGCAGAAACCCGCTGCCTGTTCCGTTGCAGGAATACAATGTCCAGAACGAAGCTATCACCAGAAGAACCTTGGAATTTGCCTTGGATCAAATTGAAAATGATGTAGACCTTGCTAAGACTCAGGGCGACAAGCCGGGATCTTTAGCGATGCGGCGATTTCAGTTTCTCTTGATGGGAGCCTCCTAGTGGCAGATTCTATCAAGGTTCTGGGCCAGCTAGACCCGAGCGCGACAACGATAACCACGCTCTACACTGCTCCTGACCTGACACAGACAACCGTAAGCTCTCTGGTGATATGTAACCGGGGAGGATCTGGAATCACCTTCAGGGTCAGCATTCATGTCGCTGGCGCAGGGGCAGATGACAAGCAATTTATTTTCTATGACGAAGCCCTAGCGGCGACAACAACAAGAACCGTAGTGATCGGGATATGTTTAAATCAAGCCGATGTGGTCAAAGTTTACACAAGTGCATCAAATGTGAGCTTTAACCTGTTTGGCGTGGAGACTACTTAATGTACGAGCAGCAACAACAACGACGACTCGAAGGTGTAGCGGGCCTCTTAGCCAATCAGGGCAGATATGGGGATTCTATGCTAGTCCACATGAACCCTAGAGAGGTTCAGGGGCTTGCATCCATGTCTCCCACAGGGTCTCTTACTGTTAACCCGGAAACAGGACAGCCAGAGGCGTTCCTGCCATTCCTTATTCCCCTTTTGGGGAGCTTGGGAGGTAGTGCAGCCCTGACAGGGCTTGGTGCTACGGCGGCAGGCATAGGTGCGGGGGGAGTCGCTACGGCGGCAACCGCAGGACTAAGCTCAGCAGCAGCAGGCGCAATAGGTTCAGGGCTGGCTTCTTGGGCAGCGACCGGCGACCTTAAACAGGGATTAGTCTCAGGCATTACAGGATTTGGCATAGGCTCTGCTTTAGGCGGTATTGGTGCCGCAGGGGAAGCAGGCAAAGCAGCGGCAGATGTAGCATCAGGAGCCGCAGAGGTAATGCCAACGGGGCCAGTAGGAGATGCTCTTGGGTTAATGCCCTCTGCGGAGCTTGCTAATATGACTCCTGCAAATCTAGCCAGCCTTACTGGAAACTTATCAAATCAGGCACAATTAGATGCTATTGGTCAACTTGCCCAAGATATTCCCTTCGGCGAGAGGGTGGGAGACATGTTCTCAAAAGAAGGGATTGGAGCCCTAACCTCTCCCCAAGCACTCATCCCAGCCGCTGTAGCTGAAGGTTACAACGCTGAAATGGTAGCAGAAGAGGCTATGAGAAAGTTTGATAAGGCTGGCGAAAGAATGAGCGAGGCTGAGCTTGCCAGACAGGGAGAGGCGATACTTGCAAATCAATTTAACCCTAATCTGACACCAGCCCCATACGACCCCGGTGGAACTGATTACGGTGCCCAATATGCAAACGCAGGCGGCATTGTTTCTTTAGACCCTAGTGACTTCAAGAAAAGGTTCAACGGGTTGATGGAGATGGGTGCCCCGATAGTGGGTATGCAGAATGGAGGAGCTTTCCCCGGCAGCGGCGATTTTGGCAATCTGATTGGAGTTGGCGGCTACGGTAACCCTATCCCCGCCTCCCAGCAGGCAGCACTAAGAGACCCTTATGTAATCTCTCCGGGGCAGTTGCAGGACGCATATGCTCAACAGGGGTTACCCGGATTTGGCCCGGAAATCATGTACTTCACTCCTGAGAAAGGCGTTAACCCCAACCCGTTTAAAGATTGGGTGCCAGATGAAGTAGCGGCTCCAGTGGAAGATGGCGGCGGAGACGGAGGAGCTGATAGCGGAACAGGAGGGGTCGACACCACGAATGAGTTTTTTGAAATAGACCTTAGCGATATAGGAGGCGGAATAAGGCGGGTACCTAACCCCCACTACCTCCCGCCCGAGGGTGTAGCTGACCCCGCCGCCGGAACAACAACTGGAACAACAACCCCGGATGCTGGATCTGGGCTGTCAGCAGAGGATTATTCCGACCTGTATGACCAGTACATGAGCTACGGTAGCGACCTC